TCCAGAATGAGCTCCCCTAACCTCTGCTGGCATTAGCTAGCGCGCGATTATGCGCTATCCCATTGAGAAAGTGATCTTAACCATGACACTGTCAAGGGCAAGGTCGATTGGGCCTCTCTGGTTTTCTAGAGAGGAGCGATTTAAAGTGTATACTTGGGACGTAGTAAATAAATACTGGTTCCAATCTAATACACTTTATTATCCCAATCCACCTTCAGTTAACGTACGTCAGTCTTACGAGATATGTCTCGATGAATTACATCGAGGCCCTCCTTATAAGACTGGAGGACCCTTACACCTGCGTCGCTATAAGACAGAGTTCACACCTTCTAATACGTGTGAGTGCTCTGCAGGCAACACTAGGTATTCGGGTACTTTTGTTAGCATCCCTAATCAACAATTGATACTGGATGCTTTCAATTCGTACGCTACGCCCACAGCAGGATCATGGGGTGCCACGGCCTGGGCTAAGTTCAGGCCTGCCAAACCCATTGCTAGTGGAGGTCAATTCCTAAGAGAATTGGAAGACTTCCCTAGCATGTTTAAGGCAAGATTGCGCGAGTTTAAAGATCTCGGCAATAACTACCTTAATTACCAGTTTGGTTGGGTTCCGTTTATCAATGATGTTAAGAAGTTTATACAACTTCAAGACACCATTGAGGATCGACTTGCCAGAATCCGTAAGGACAATGGTAAGTGGAAGAAACGGAAGGGCACCATCAGGAACCAAAGTACGGAGACATCGTCGACAGTTGCAAACAGGGTTGCCCCTGTTTTGTCAACATATGTCTACTATCCTCCGCACTTTGCTACTGACCCAGCGCAAGTCACCATTAAAACGGTGGACAAAATTTGGTTTGAAGCATGTTGGCGGTACTGGATTGACGACTTGAATGTTGATTCTAGTCGTTCGATCTGGACCTCCAACATACGCCAAAGATTGTGGGGGTTACGCATAACTCCCTCCTTGCTCTGGGCGATCACGCCTTGGTCCTGGCTCGTAGACTGGACTGTAAATGTTAGAGACATTGTCGATAACATTTCGGATGCAGCCTACGATAACCTGGTAGCCAAGTACGCTTACGTTATGCGGTATAGACGGTACGAAGAACAAGTTCTTTGGACCGATTCTCTACACGCATACCCTAGCGGTTACGTCTACCCTCGCTGCATTACCACCTCTTGGGCGGAATGCAAGGAGAGACAGACGGCATCTCAAATGGGATTTGGCCAGTTGGGCGAGGGTGACTTGTCCCCTCGGCAGTTGGCGATACTAGCGGCGCTTGGATTAACCAGGCTTCTCTAGTATCATGAGCGTCCGGCTAACCGGACTTAAAATACGCTCCACACCAACCACAGGAGGAAGTTCGTCATGTTCGCTGACCCGCAATCAGTTACGATTAATGCCGTCCCGGTATCTCTTCCTAGAGTCGCTGTTGGCGACTCTGAGTCGACCTACCGGTCTGCCGACGAAGTGGTGCAGATGCGAATTTCGCATCAAGCATCCAAGGGCCGCAAACGGCGGATGGTCCGATTGGACAAAACCGTCATAGCGGCAGATCCGCTTACTGCGGAAAATGCTTCGCAGAAAGCTGGTATCTATCTGGTTGTTGACGAACCCACGTTTGGGTTCGCCGACGCCGACCTTGATTACCTCGTCGACGCTCTCGTCGCCTGGTTAACTTCTGGCAATATTGCCAAGTTGTTAGGCGGTGAGAGTTGAGACTCGGGGCTTGGACCATCGTTGGTCTAGCCTTCATCCTTCTTGGCCTCTCTGGATGTGTTCTTAGAGCGGAAAAGTTGGATGGTTCGATCACGTTACCGAAGGATGGTGTTATTTTGACACCACCTTCTTCTGTAACAATCCCTCCTGAGCTCAAGGGTGACAAGATTCTTGTCGCTCCTGTGCCTCAGCTATAGGATGATCGAACGAGTGGACGGTATTCATCAATCGCGGGCTGGGTAGCAAAGGCTATCCAGCCTTTCGCTATCCCGAACATGGCTGGATTTTCTACCTCCAGTAGGAGGAGAAATGAAAAGCCACGAACAGGATCTTCTAACTGTCTGCGAGTGTATCCTTCTGGATGCGCGCGCAAAGTGCTCCATCACTAATGTCAGCATAATGCGTGATCTGAACAAAATAAGATCACGTGTTAAACACGAGGGTATATCGTTCTTAACGATAACCTTACCTTCATTCGGTCAAGAGTTTGAAAGATCTCTTGAAAGTATGGAGGCTACCTCATGCTCTTTTCCAGGATGGAAAAAGAGCAAGTGTCTCCCTGCGTTTCTGCAAGGTTTCACTAGGCTCGTGTTTGATGCTGAGACTGGGAGGCTCCTTGATGAACCAGACATTGGGGC